AGGCAAGCAGACTTAACAAAAACATTTGTAGCGACAAACCACCTCCAATCTGTTGGACTTCACGTTAAAGGGGATGTGATCAAGTGCCAGAGGAATACTTGGGAGAACGGAACAGAAGGCTTATGGTCATGCGCGAAGGTTCCCTTAGATGTTCCTGAGCGATTAGGGCAAGATCCAGACCCAGAGGACTTAAGGATTAGGAATCGGCTTGCTTCAATGGCTCATAGAGACAGAGAGCAAAACAGGCCCAGGCGAATCAAGATTGAACGCTCGTTGCAAGAGGCCGAAGCTTTAGCAGATAGAACTGTTTATCAGGCTTACCACGCTGACCATAGATCAAGGCTTTATACGTCCAATAAATATGTATCTCACCAAGGCCCAGACTATGAAAAGGCCATGCTGGACTTTGCTGAAAAGTTGCCAGTTAATGACGAAGCTTTTGATTGGTTATTAAAAGGAGCTGCCGGACATTATGGACATGGGAGAAAGTCATGGGATGAACGCCTGAGCTGGGGCAGAAAGAATATTGATTTGATGAAAGCAGCGGCAGAAGATCCACTTGGTAGGCTTGAATTGTGGCGAAACGCTAACGATCCGTGGCAATTTTTACAGGCTTGCAAGGGGGTAAAAGAGGTACTTGAAACAGGTGAAACAGGATGCCCAGTTCGCTTCGATCAGACCACTTCAGGCTGCGGGATAATTGCGGCCCTGTTGAGGTCAGAAAAGGTTGGGAAGGAGTGCAATTTAATTGGTAACGAACGCAGGGATCTTTACACCCTTGTCGCTGAAAAAGTTACAGAAAGATTGGTCCACGATCTTCAATTTGGCGAACAAAAAGAAAAAGCTTTGGCAGAAATATGGCTCCAGAAAGGAATTACTAGGTCTTTGTGTAAGCAACCAATTCTTGCAGCTCCTTATGGCGGTTCATATATGTCCTTGTGTGATGCCTTAGTTGAAAGGCTCGACGAGCACCTGGGCTATGTCCCTCTAGAAAATTTCACTTACGAGGTAGCTATCCCTGCAAAATATTTGGCGAGTCATTTATGGGCTGAAACAAAAATGAGAATTAAGCCTTGCCTTGATTTCAAACAATGGCTTCACAAAGTAACAAGAAAAGTAATGTCCAAAGGTCACGCTCTGGAATGGACAACTCAAAGCGGATGGCCCATGAAAATTGCAGATAGAGAACCACAGATTAAAAGGATTCAGACAATGTTATTTGGGAAACATTCAACGATGAATATTAAAGATCAACCAAAAGATGCACCTTTATGTGCGACACAAGCCAACAAAGGCATAGCCGCTAATTTTACACATTCTTGGGACTCTGCCTTTTGCGTAAACTTCGTTTACAAGGCCGTGGAACAAAATATACAAGTACTTACAAATCACGACTGTTTTGCTGTACATGCGGCCAATGCTGGAGCAGCTCATAAGACACTTCACGACACGTTTAACGAACTATATGCACCCAATTGGTTGCTAGGTTTTGTGGACGAAATACAGCTCTCCACTGGTGTATCGCTACCTGATATACCTAAACAAGGCAGTCTCGACCCAAGACTAATTGGATCAAATCCTTATTTGTTTTCTTGATATAAACATATCCTTCATACGACCTTTACAAGAACGCGGAGTAATGTAGATTCGTTAAGCAAACTTATTGATGGGGATCAATTTTGGAACTCTACAAAACGCCACT